CTCTTTATCTCCGTGAGTAAACATAATCATATTAGTTCCATACTCATAATATTTACGTGACTCTAAACTGTTATCTACAGTCACATTTTTATTCTTATGGTATAAAGCATCTAAAACTTCTCCTACATAAAACATGCGCTCAAAGTCATGATTACCTTGTATTACTATAACATCTACGGGTGCAAACTGTGCTAGATACTCAATTGCTTTTGTAACTAAATGCCAATAACCTCTAAAAGACTGTCTCCATCTCATATTATCCTGTTGAGGTGTGCCTTTAGTTGTAGCACGGCTCATACCTTCTGAGTTAAGTCCGTCGTTACCTACAGGCAAAAGAAATCTTTCTATTTCTAAACCTTTTGCTTTCATATGTAACTCTTGAATGGCTTTAAGGTAATTTTTTTCTAGTGTTTCAGGGCTTTCATCAGTTATCTTACCATAATGTATATCTGGTAAAGATATTTCATAACAAATAGGATCTTTAGGCTTTTTGTATTTAAGCTTTGGAACTTTAGTGGATCTATTTTTGATATAATTTAATAACTCATCTTTAACTTGAGGCTGTTCATGCCACTGATTGTGAGTTACTATACTATATCTTTGTTCGCCATTAAAGTTTTGCCAAAATTTAACAGACTTTACATCTGCCATAGTTAATCCATTATCTAGTAAATGTTTTGAAAATGCTTGACTTTGACTCAACTCGTGACCGTTGTCATTATTCATTCTCTCTTGGACCCAATCTTCTGATGTTACAAGTTTTTTACAATCTCTAATAATAGCTATATCTACTTCCCATTTATCAGCTAGCCATTGTGCTCCCTTTTTAAGAAAGCCTTTCCGTGTTCTAAATTTTTCAATAATTTCATCTCGTGTCATTTAATATGGTTTTAAGTTCATGAAAATTACCTTCCTTATGAATCAGATCTGACGGATCTTTTACTTTAAATTCATCTGGAATGCAAATGTTATTGAACCCGTATAAGTCACAAATTTTTCTAGCCATAGTTTGACCAGGATTACTATCCTTGCCAAAATCATTATCATATAAAATTTCTATTGTATTGAATCGTTCTTTAAGCTCACTTATTAATTTCTTAGTAGGTATTTGCATTTCACTCTGCATAGCGATAGCATTGTAGCCTGCTGCATGTAAACACATAACATCTTTAAGAGAAGAAGTAATTATTAGCCTGCTAGCAGACATAGGAAGTTGGTCAAAGCCTTGTATATCAGCTTTTGTTGTGTTACTTAACCACTTATTTTTAACTTCGTAAGGAGAATAGATTTTATATCGATTTTTAAATTTAAAGGCATAACTAATTGATTTACAAGTAAATCTAGCAGCGTTTACCCAAAAATGACTTATTGGTTCAACAGCAAACATAGATAATGTTTTTCTATTTACCAAATATTTAGACCAAAACTTAACATCTTCCGAATTCCAAGGCCGACGTTTTTTAGATATTAATACAGGCACTCTATCAAGTTTAGGAGAATTGGATTGTCTATAACCCATAATTCCCATAGTAAACTTTTTACCTGCTCTATTATTAGAAAGATTTAATTTAAAATCGCAATCTATAATTGTTAAAGCATCGAAAAATGTGCAGTTGTATTTATATCTAACATAGTTGAAACAATCAAAAGTGTGTTCGGAGTTACCAAAATCCTTATAAAGTAGTTTTCCATTATAAGGTATTATAGAGACTGTAGGAGATTTATCTTGCCTTAATTCACTGAGAAATTTTTTACCTAACTCTTTAAAACTTGGGATATAATACACAAAAATGTCATACTCAGTAATTTTACTAAGTATGACACTAGTGTGTAGTTTATCAGAGCTAGCTCTACAGTCAATAGCCATTAAAATGGACTATCTACTTTGTCTGATCCGCTTTGTGGAGCTTCAGGAAAATCCCAATCTTCATCTTTTGCGTCTGGAGTAACTAAAGCTACATTAGGTTTATGGGTTCCCCACTGTAGATCAGCATTAAACTCTGCGTTAAAGTTACCATATTCTTTGTTAAGCTCGTTAACAAAATAATCTGTACGGCTAACACTTGCTTTACCAAAATATTTAGTATACACTTGTTGATATTTACCGTCTTTAACACCTACTAATACTTTAACTTGATTGTCTTTTAAAATATTTATATAAGACTTAAGCTCTGTTACATTACCTTGAGCTATTTGATCCATAGTATCTAAAGCTACTTCTCCGCCTTTAAGTACGTTAGCCCACGCAGCCATAAATTTAATAAGAGTTTCTTCGCCTATTAAACATTTATGCTGCCCATCAGGTTTAAACCAGTCATATGTAGGCTCTGTATCAGACCAGCAGTTTGTTCCAAATTTATTCATCCATTGAAATTTACCGCTTTGAGATGTTCTCACATCTGGTGCTACTAATATTTCTGCTTTTACTTTTGCATCAGTATTACCCAACCAGAATACTATTTTATTGTATTTCTGACCACTGAATTCTACCTGATAAACAGGCTCTGATTTTGCGTTAATGTCCATTGCATTTAATTCTGCTAGTGTAGGATTAATTGCTAAAACACTCATGTTTGTGATTCCTGACCATAGTTCAACACCTGCGTCTACTACGTCGTTTGCATTACTTTGTATTGCCATTTTTAAATTTGTTTTTATTGGTTATTAATTATAATTCGAACGTATCATCGTCCATTTCTAGTTCATCTTCTTCGTCACAATCTGCTGTATACTCGTCTGTATCTTTATCGTCATAGTTTTCAGCTGTGTTGTAATCTTCGTTTGGAGTATCTGCTACAGCTTTTAATAAAGTTTCTGCTGGAGTTTCAAACTCTGAAGGACTCAGGATGTCTTCTATCTCATCTGCAGCTAATTTAAGCTCGTCTTTAGCTTGCTCACAGGATTCTATAGCATCATCTATAGCGTCCTCTAAAGTAACTTGGTTAGGATTTACAGCATCTTCCGCTAAAGGAGAATCATCCACAAGTTTAAAAGATAACATCTTTTTTCTACTTGGTTTTCTACCTTTAAGAAATGGATGTTTAAATACCTCATCTAGTTCCCATTTTTTTATGCCATACTTTATAGCAATGTCTGATTTGTTAATACCATCTTTAAGATCTTGGTCGATCTGCATAATGGAAATCTCTGGTGGAGTTACCCCCGGTTTTTGTGTTCTCATGTCTATCATTTTATTATTGTTTAATCGATAAATATATTTGACCATTTCATAGGCATGGTCTGCCCCTTTAAGTGTTCACATCTAGAGCCCGCTACTGTATCTTCAAGAGAGTTGAATGAAATCATAGTTTCTTCATTTTCTCTATAAATATAGCCAATAGCATCGGCATTAGCACATGATATTTGTTTAATCTTGCCTGTCAAATCTAAATCTGCAACAGCAACTTCTTTACCTTTCTTTTCTAGCATCTTATCTTTTAAGTGTCCTACTAAGATAACATGATCTGATAGTAAATTTAGTTTATCTATCCATTTTTTATAAGCGCGTCGCAAATATAAATAACCACCGCCATTTGGCAATGATAATACAGATAATCCTTCTCCATTTTTATCAAAGTTTTTACCTTGAGGAGTAGCTTGATACATTTTTTTACCTTCATCTTCACACCATTCCTCTAGTTTAGATATAGTGTCAATAGCAATGTATTTGTAAGGTCTCCCTTCTTTCATAATAGCTCCACCAGCTTGTTGTAACTCTGATAAACTATTTACTTTGATCTTTAAAGCGTCAACCATATCAGAACCATCTTCTAAATCTATTATTAGACAGTCTTCTAGTTGTGATAATGCAGTAGTTTTTCCTATTTTAGGAGCACCATAGATTATCATATTTTTAGGCGATTTACGGCTAGCCTTTACCTTTGTTTTTGGTAATTCCATATTATTACTTTTTATATTTTTCTACTTCTTTATCAGTTAATATTCGATGAGACTGCACTCTTAAATTTTTAGGGCTCTTTTCATGAAGATGCTTTAAAGCAGCCTCAATCTCTTTTTTAGTCCCACTTAAATGCATAACTATTTCATATATAATCATAATTATAAATTTATTTGTACCACACACCATAAACTGCAGCAGTTAGTCCAGTATCTTGACCTCCGCCGCTCCTTATAGTTGCATTACACATTAATACTCTTTTTAGTTCTTCTTTTTCTCCCAGCAGTTCTTTTGACATGTACTTTGGGTTTTTGCTGTTTAGCTTTCTCTTTTTGCTCATAATTTTCTATATTTTTAATAATATTATTATTCTGTAACTCTTTATTATGTTTATATGCGTAATTAAACAAGCATATAACACACACTATAATAGCTATTAAGATAATTGTTGTCATAAATCATATTTTTCTTTAATTTGTTTACGTTTAGCTATCAAGTCTTTCTTTCTAGCTCTAGGCGCTCTAAACATATCTAATGCAGATTGTAAACCATCTGAGTCACCCATAGTTTGTATAGTTCTAGTTAGCTCAGCAATTATATATTTAGCTAAGTCTTTTTTGTTTTTATAATCTCCGTATTTCATTCTCTTTCTTTTATTGTAAAGGTTGACATTTCAGCTTCATAAGGTATCATACCTAATAAGCCATCTCTATTCTTTTCTACATGACATGCTAATAATCCTACTGGATCCTCTTGACAATATGTATCTGTAATACCATATAAATCATTAGGTCTTTGTAACATCATTACTACATGCGCATCCTGACCAATGCTATCACCACCAAATAAATCTGTTAACAGTGGTTGATACTGCGCTTTAGCACGGTGCTCTTGTTCTATATTCCTGTTTAGCTGTGATAATAATATGTTGATGCATCCCATTGTTGATTGCATCCACATACATCCCTTGCTAACTTCATTTAACTTCAATAATTCTTTATCCTTTTCACTTAGTATCAGTCTTGAATGATCAAATACATTTACTATTGTTTTATCAGGATATTGTTGAGTTATCTCTGTATTAGCCTCTTTAATAAATTCCATATCTCTAGGAACATTATTAAATTGAACTGGGTAATGCGCATATTTCATAACTTCTTTCTTAAAATGCTCATATGCAGCATTATCTAATCTATTTGTTACTGATAATAAGTCTCCTACTTGTTTACCTGAACCTTTTGATCCTGCTCTCAGTATCTGTTGATACCCTGGCATCTCAAAACTCCAGTATAATACTATAAGTTTACTTTTATCATTACTATCTAGTAAATCAAATATTAATTGATTACTAAATGCTGATTTACCTACACCTGGTCGTCCTGCAATTACATACATTTTACCTGGTTGTAAGCCGCCTAATAAATTTTTATTTAATCTAGGCCATTTTGTTGGAAACACAAGTCGTCTACCCGTCATACCATTTACTACCTGGTGTAACGACGCAGATATAGCTTTATTTATACTCTTAAAGCCTCTTTTCTTAAAGGGATCTTGTGATTCGTGGTTTTGTTTCTGTGTTTTCTGCATAATCATTTAAATTTTCATACTTTTCCCAAGTATAGTTATTAATCCAAACCTCTAAATTCTGTAAGAATCCGAGGTTATCTTTATTTACTAGTAATTGTCTGTCTAAACATTCCATAATATGCTTATGTAACATAGGCTTATTATCAACAATTTTTTTATAACGATTCCTAGCTTTATCATTAGACTTTGCCTTGGGATCAATGGCATGCAGCACTCTGACTCCTCTCCCTGGAGAATGTACTTTCCAAGGGTATTTGTCAATCAATTCTATAAACATTTGCTCGAAATCAGATACATAGAGATTGATAAATTGTTGTGTAACTCTATGAGTATCAACAGTTTCTCCTATCTCTAAGTATCCATTTTCTTGCAAAGCGTCTATATTTGGTTGTAAATTGAGGGTGTTCAAATAATTAAATCCTTTTCTATATACTAAGAATAAAAACATATAATCATCAGCACTCATTTTTGTAGCTTTAAGTACTTCGAAATCTATTTCTAACTTCATATATATAAATCTTTTACAGTTGAACAAAACATTAATGCAAATATACTAATTTTTTTCATAAGATAATATTTTATTTAATTTATTTTTATAACCATTTAACGCCGCTTAAGTCTTTTACTGAGTTAGTTAGCCATTTTTCTTCTTGAGAGTTCTTAATATATAATATATATATCTTACCTATTTTACCCTCTTCGAATCTTATAAGTCTACCTATTCTTTGTATCATAGACAAAGCTTTAGAAGTTAATCCACATATTATACCCACATTAGCATTAGGTATATCAAATCCTTGATTTAATGCTTTTGTTGAACATAATACATTTACTTCTCCTTCTTTAAATCTTCTCAACGCTTCTCTTCTCTCTTTTAATGTTCTCTTGCTGTGATACACTTCTGCTAAAGGATCTACACTCTCTGCAAGTGTGTCAG